ATACGGTAGCGTTGGTTAATGCTACAAGTGGAGCTGCTATGACTAGTGGGAGTCCGTCTTTAACAATAACAAAAGATGGAGGAACTCCTGCTACTACAACCGGCCTTACCCATGAAGGTAATGGACAATGGTCGTTTAATTTAAGCTCAACGCAGATGGACGCTGATATTGTGGGTATAGCTATAACGCTAACCAATGCGGTTCCGGTTTACAGAACAATAGTTACTTGGGAGTAATAATGGCAAAGAAAAAGACGACACGCCGAAAGCCGGGTTATTCATTGTTTATGGATAGGCTGAAGCAAGAGGGGAAATATCCTGACTGGAAAGTTTGGTATGACAAATACAAGGGGATGGGCGAGTCTGTTAAGGCTGCGACTATGGCCGCTTGTAAAGAGATGGGATATAAAGGTGCGGATTATGAAAGGCTCCGTGCCAAAGATGAAGTATTCGAGAAAGAGTATGAAGAGAGAAGACATAAAGAGTCTATTGAGATACAGAAAGAACAAATAGACGTATTTAAGCAATTGGCTGATTTCGACGTTGATGGCTCGGAACTGCCGGATGATGTTGCGTTTGTGTTTCACAATCTGCACAAGTGTAAGGGGGAGCAGGAAGAATGGTTAATAAGTCCTGAAGAAGCACCATCCCCGGGAGCTTGGGCTATGCTTACATGGGCTGTTGGTAATACCAGCAAGTTCATGGAGCAGGTGATTAGAGAACAACTTAAAATTAACTCCCAGAAGGAAGTTGACACCTCAATGCGTGCGGTCGATGTGCAGATAGAGCAAATCGAAGAAATGTTACGTGGCATTAAGAAAGAGGTGAAAGATGGCGAAGAGGTTGTACTATAGATTGGGTGCTTTGTTTTTTGCGTTAGCTTCAGCATACTTTATGATTTTGATTTGGAAATCGTATGTGTGGTGGAAATGGCTGAATCAATTACAAAGAACAATTGACTCAGCAGGTGGAGGGGTAATTATCTAATGAGTTTATACGAGCAGGTTCCTAAAGACCTAGCTGGCAATCTTGAGTACAGGCGGGATTTATTGAGGTGGGCAGATACTCCTGAAAGGCAACGGATTCTTTGGACTGCTTGCAAGCACGACATATTGTTTTTCATTAACGCATTTTGCTGGCTGTATGAACCAAGAAGTAGTCGATTGGTTGGTACAGCCAGCAATGTTATTCCTTTCAGGACTTACGAATACCAAGACAAGGCATTCCTTGAAATGAATGAAGCACTTGGAAGCAGGGACATCGGTATCGAAAAGTCTCGTGACCTTGGTGCAACGTGGATGTTCCTTACACTTTATTTCTACCATTGGTTGTTTAATGACTTTAGTAGCTTTGGCATTATGTCTCGTACCGCAGACCTTGTAGATAAACCGGGTAAGAAAGATACGTTGATGTGGAAGCTAGACTTTCTACTAGATGGCGATGGTGGCAAGGGTGGCTTGCCTCCTTGGATGAGGCCCGAAGTATATCGCTCTGTGATGATTATGGAGAATAAAACTAATGGGTCTTCGTTTGAAGGTGCTAGTACCACAGAAGATGCTTTCCGAGGTGGTCGTAAGAAGTCTATTGCTATAGATGAGTTTGCTGCGTTTCCCAAAGGAGATGACTATAAGTCTCTATCTGCAACACAACATGCCACAGATAGCCGAATGTTTGTGTCAACACCCAAGGGTGGAGCAGGTGCTTATTACGATGTAATGCACCAAGAGTCTAACATGCTTAAAGTTATCATGGATTGGAAAGAGCACCCTGATAGACGGGTGGGAATGTACACATCAATTGACAACGTACTAAAGGTTCTTGATGATAAGTACCAATTCCCTGAAGGTTATAAGTTTGTTCTAGATGGTAAGACAAGGAGTCCTTATTATGATGACGAGTGTCGCCGTCCGGGTGCTACACCTCAATCTATTGCTCAGGAATTGGACAGGGATTATGGCGGTTCGGATTACCAAGTGTTCGGAAAAGAACTGTACGAGACAGCTAGGGGAAATCTTTTACGACCTTATTCTGTGGGTGCTTTGTATTATGACGGCGAGTCCTTTTCCCCCGATTACCAAGAGACAGAAAATGGGCCGGTTAAACTGTGGTGTTTACGCTCTTCAGCAGGAACGCCAGCTACCACTGGCGATTATGTTATCGGTTGCGATGTTGCTGCCGGGCTTGGGGGGAGCTATAGCTCTAATTCTGTTGCTGTTGTGGTTGATAGCGTTACGGGTGAGCAAGTGGCCGAATTTGCGTCAAATACAATAAGACCAGATGACTTTGCTGAATTGGTTGTAGCCATGTGCAATTGGTTCCATAAAGCCTATTTAGTGTGGGAGCATAATGGTGCACCGGGTGGTGCCTTTACAAAACAAATAATAGATATTGGTTATGGAAACATTTACTACCGTGAACTTGAAGGGCGTGCATACCGTAAGAAAACAAAGAATCCGGGGTTCTTCACAAATGACAAAAACAAACTCGCTCTTTTAGGAAAGATGGCTGGAGCTATACAATCTAAAGAGTACATAATAAGAAGCGATAAACTTTTAGATGAATGCCGTCAGTATATTTATAAGGACGGTAAAGTTGTTCACAGTAGAAGTATTAAAACTCAAGACGACTCATCTAAAGGGCAAGCGCATGGTGACCGAGTAATTGCTGCTGCCTTAGCTTGGCATGGAGCAGTGGATAGACCAGCAGACACAACTGTGCAGACCAACGAATTTTCAGAAGCACCCCGTGGCAGCATGGCTTATAGACTAAAAGAATACGATGCTATGGTTGCATCAGAATTAAATGATGGATGGTAAGAATGGATTTTAATCGAGAAGGCGGGAGAGATAAACTATTAAAGGCAGTCAAGAATTCTTCGGATTCCTTGAAGCCTTTTCGTGAAATGCGAAAGAAGTTTATTCGTGACTACACTGGAACACACTATTGTTCTGGAACAAACACGACAAGCGATTTAGAAGTTATATCTAATCTGATGTATCAAACAGCAGAAACATATTCTATGTCGTTGTCAGCAAATCGACCACGAATTCTAGTTACTTCCAAATACCCTGAACTAAACTGGTTCTCTTATATATTCCAGCAAGCAACCAATAACCTAATAAAAGAAATACAATTAGAAAAAGCATTAAAGGCTGCTGTGCTCGAATCTTTTTTTGCTTTGGGAATAATGAAAGTTTACACAGCAGATGCCGGGCTTGTTCAACTTGAAGGTGAAGATGAATGGTTAGACCCGGGTAAACCGTTTGCTGAGAATATTTCGTTTGATGATTTTATTTATGACACATCCTCCCCTAGCTGGCAGAAGAAACGATTTGCCGCTAATAAATACAGAATAAGCGTAGAGAAATTAAAGAGTGAACCTTCGTTTGACAGGAAGGCTGTAAACAAAATTCTTGAAACTTACGATATGCGTTCCATGCACGATGACGATGGCGAACACCCAATGCGTAATATAACACGCAATACAAATGGCGACGAGTTTGTCCCCAACGTGCAGTTAATCGACATTTACATTCCATCCGAAAACAAAGTGATTACCATGTGTCATGGTAAGAACACTGAACCGCTTAGAGTTGTGGATTGGGATGGCCCTGAAAATGGGCCGTTTCATATCCTCAATCTTGCCGCTGAAGTGCCAGACCAGATTCTAGGTGTATCTCCTGCTATGAATCTGAAGCCATTGTTTGACATTGTGAATGGTTTGTTGCGAAAGCAAAAGCGACAAGCCCAGCGGCAAAAAGACATTCCGTTTTATCAAGCCGGTTCGCACGATGATGCACGGAGGTTGCAGCGTGCGGATGACGGCGATTGGACTCAAGTAAATAATCCAGAGTCTGTCAACGTATTAAAAATGGGTGGGGTAGACCAAGGTAACATGTCCTTTAATTATTCCATGCAGGAATTGTTTGACAGAATGGCTGGAAACTTGCAAGCTATGGCAGGTCTTGGGCCAAGTTCTGATACAGCTACACAAGATAAACTTATACATGGGGCGGTTTCAAAGCGTGAAGCTAATATGCAGTATCGAGTTGTTGAGTTTACTGAAAAGGTATGCAGCGACTTAGGTTGGCTTTTGTGGAATGACCCATTCCAAGAAATGCCAGAAGAAAGAAAAATCAATGGTTATAAGTTTGATATAACTTGGACTCCTGAATTAAGAGAAGGCAACTTCCTTCAGTACAACTTTGCCGTAGAGCCTTTTTCGATGGCTTACAAATCGCCTTCAGAAAGAATGCAAAACATTACAAATTTTGTTCAAAGCATTGTTATGCCCATGCTGCCAAATATTCAAGAAGCTGGTGGAATGCTAGATGCCCAAGAGCTTATTGAGCTTTATTCCGAACTAATGGATGTGCCAAGGCTCAAAAGCATTATTAAATTTGAAGAACCTAAGCAAGATAGACCTACAGCTAATCCAGCAGAGCCGCCAGAAAAACCTCAGGTTGCTGTTAAGGAAAGTATCAGAAGAACTGTTCCAACTGGAGGAACTTCTGGTGCTAGAGCAAATGTAATGCAACAAGTTTTAGCTGGCAGTCAACCGACTGACCAGCAAATTAATATGATGGGGCGACAGCCCGCAAATTAAAGGAGAATGTTATGCCTAAAGTAGGTGGAAAAAAGTTTGCGTATACAAAAAAAGGTAAAGCGGCTGCAAAGAGGCACGCTAAAAAAACAGGAAAGAAAGTCAGGAGTAAAAAATACTAATGGCTAAAAGTAAATACTATTACCGAAACAAGGATGGTGTTCTCGATTGGCATGACACGCCCGCACCTAAGTTTGGTGAAGAAAATAAAAAGAAAGTGGATAGGAACTTCGGTGCCAATGGATGGTCTTCGGGCCTGTCTAGTGTGGCAGCGTCAGTCCATTCCAGTCAAACTAATGAGTTTAGGCAGGATGCCAAAGACCATGGTTTTACTGGGGTGGACTTTACTAGTGATGGAACTGCTATCTTTTCTAGCCGGAAAGAGCGAGCAAAATATTTAGCCCACCGGGGGTTGTATGACCGTGATGCTGGTTACAGTGACGGTGCACCTCGGAGTTTTTAGGAGGGGATTATGAGCGAAGAAGAAGAACTAATTGAATTAACTGACGACGATTACGCAGTTATTGATGAAGTAAATTCAGAATACAGTCCAGAAGAAACTTCAGAGGAAGTGGAATCTGATATTGGAAATTATGAAGATACATCTGAAGATGTAAGTAGCGGTGTTGAGCAATCCACCGATACAGAGTACTCAACTGAGGTACTCAGTGAAGCAGCTCAATATCATGGACTAGACCCGACCAAGTTTAGTTCAGACGAAGCTCTTGTAAACGCACTAGAAGCTATTGGTCAAAAGCAAGTGCAATTACAGGAATGGAATCAGTGGTATGAGCAGCAGCAGTATTCACAAACTGATTCTGTTGATGAAAATCCAGAAGAATATGGTGAACCATCGTTTAATATTGATTTAGGCGATGAATACGATGAAGGACTTAGAGAGTCTATCAATAAATTAGCTCAGAATATGCAGCAGCATTATGATGGGCGAATTGATGGTCTTAATCAAGTTATTGATTCGCAGCAGTATTATGTAAATCAATTGCAGCAGCAAGAGATGATAAGTAATACTCAAAGTCAGATAGATACTTTTAGCAACTCCGTAAAGAAACTAAACAATGAAGGATTGTTTGGCGATGGAGATTATTTGTCTATTGAACCTAATAGTCAAGCAGCTAAAAACATGGAGCAGGTTTATGACCAAGCGTCTTTACTTGCAACAGGCTATCAGGCACAAGGCATGAATGTTCCTGCTATGGATGATTTAGTTCAACAGGCATATCACATGACTTTTCATAATGAAATTCAACAACAATCAGTTCAGAAATCCAACGACCGATTACGTGCAGCATCAGCAAGACGACTTGGTTCAGGTGCATCTCTGAGTAGTCAGCCTGCCCCAGAGGCAAGTGATGACCCAGTAGACAATCCGGTTCTTAGGGAGTTTTATGAAAACGCACTTCGGGAAAATGGAAGTCTGTAATTTTATATAAGGAAATCGAGGTATGGCATTATTACCAGACCAACTCGATGACTTCGTAAATCTTACTCTTGACCAGTTCAAGAAGAAGAAGTGGATTGACTTGTCTCTTGACCAGCAACACCACATTTTTGCACAGAAGTTTTTGAGTGGAAATACCCGTGAGCCTGTACGTGGTGGTGTTCAGTTGAACTGGAAGGTTCAAACTAGCAACACTGGTACAGCTAAATTTAGTGAACTGTATAGCGTAGATGCTACTTCTGTTAAAGATTTAACAACTGAAGCAAAGCAGCAGTGGACTAAAAGTACGGTCAACTTTTCATATGACGTAGACGAAGATGCTCTACAGTCTGACCGTGAAACTATTATTCGTGAACTTCAAATTCGTGAACACTCGATGTACAACGATTGGTTTGAGTTGATGGAGACTGCTCTTTGGAGCGCACCTTCATCATCAACTCAATCCCCTCGCAATCCATCTGGCATTCCTTTTTGGATTCAGAAGTCTGCAACAACTCCTGCTGGTGGATTTACTGGTGGAGACCCGTCCGGGTTTTCGGCTGGTGCTGGTGGCATTGCTGTAGCAGATGTACCGAACTGGAAGAACTGGTCGTTTAATTACACCAGTGCTGGTTCACGAGATGACTTAGTAGAGAAAGCACGTAAAGCGTGTGAGTTTACTCAGTTTATGGCTCCTAAACAGTACGCTGAATTAGGCGGTGGAAAGTCCGATTCCGATTGGGCGTTCTACACAACTTACAACGTGCAGTCGAGCTTGGAAAAGCTACTTGAATCTCGCAATGACAACCTAGGTGTTGACCTTGCCAAGTATGCTGGTGCCGTGACCCTGAAGGGTAATCCAATCATTTGGGTTCCTTACCTTCAGAACAACGACAGTTCCAATCCGTTTTACGGAGTAAATCACCGTGTATTCAAATGGTTCTTCAAGCAAGGCCGTGAGATGCTTCGCCACGCTCCTAAGGAAGCAGCAAAGCAACACACTGTCCGTGAAGTCCATATGGACACATGGGGTAACTTTGTATGTTACAACCGCCGTAAACTCTTTGTTGGCTACCAAGCCTAATTGACTCAGAAAGGAGTTTATAACGATGGGTGATTTATACCTTAAACCGCAACGAGGCGTAGGCAAGGAATTGCGTGGCCTCTCTCCAAACATTTTTTCACAGGCTCCCTTGGCTGAATTAGCAGTCGGTGGAATCAGCGAAGGGTTTGGAATCTTGGATGATTTTCTTTCGTTTAACGACGAAAGCCCTTGGATATCT